TCTAAAACTTGGTTGGGTTGAGTAGACTGCGCCGTTTTGGGATAGAGCTCCTGTAATGGCGACACCACTTGAGGTCACACTCATTACAGTAGAACCACCAGATTGAATATTAATATTCCCGGTATTATCGGCTGTGGTTTCTAGCCCTCCAGCACCTGATGTTTTTGCATTAATGTTAATTGCCATTTAGTTACGCTCCATCATTCCAAGAAATACCCATATTTTCAAATCCTTTTTTCATTACATTGTATGGGTAGAAATAAACAATTCCAGCACCTTTACCAGCATCTGATACACCTTGTGTATTTTTTGCAATTAACTGTCCATTACTTGAACCTTGAGATGCGGTAATTGTTGAAAATGTTGCTGTAACTGTACCCTGTTTGTTATATGCCATATTTCCTGCAGGAAAACCAGAATTGTTTTTTATCATTGTCCATGTTGTAGTTTCCATTGTGCTTTCGCCAATAGAAGCATTGTACCCACGAGAACCAATTGTTCCACCAGCATAAAAATTTCTAGTTCCTGTTTGCTGCCCTTCTGTTAAAACAATGTACCCATATCTAGTACCACTTGTAAGTGTGCCTGTTTGTGTTTGCCTACCATTAGATGGGTCTACATATCCTAGAGGATTCCAATACAAATAATTATAAATAGAATCTGGTGTTGATACACCATTACTGCCTGATCTAGAGCCTTGTGAAAACATATTAGCGACATCATACAAAGCAACTGTATCACCTAAATTAAAGCCTTGTACTGCTCCATAAAAATTAGAAAGACTAATTGTTCCAGATGTAGGAATACTATTATTTGCTGCTGGACCATTTAAAACAAAGTCTCCACCTCTATAAAAATCTGAAAATGCATTTCCAGTTGAGCCAGTTGGCACAAATTCTGATTGCAAATTTGATATTCCAATAGCTCCTGAACTTGGTAATGCCATATATATTCCTATTCTATAATAAAGTTAAAACTTAAACTTATTCTTGGGTTATCTGTTTTATTCATTTCTACCATGTGTTCTACATCCGCAGGAAACAATATTAAATTACCTTTTTGTGGTGTTATTGACCTTGTTCTTGCTGTATAAATATTATTATCTACTTCTAATTCTATAGGGTACATATTTTTATTTGTTCTAAATACTATGTCTCCACTATCTTTTGGTGTTTCTATATAATACACTCCAGTAATATGACAATGTGCATGTATATGGTATTCCTGATAAGAGTGTTTTAATCCATAATTAAACCAAGATTCTTTACACGCAACTTGATTTACTTTGTACCCCATTTGTGTTGCATAATCATATACGTGACTTGCAATCCTTTTAATCAATTCTGGATATTGAAGGTTAGGATTAAATGCACTATGGCTTGTTAATATTCCAGACTTCCATCCTTCTTGTGACTTTAATTTACCTTCTTTATGAAGGTCTCCTAGTATATTTAACATAGGAGTAGTGTCTATATCAAAATGCGCTCGGTATAAACTTACTTTAAATAAGTCTTCTATTTCTACTCGCAATCAGCAACCTTTATATAATCAGGACTTGTTTCATCAATCCATGTTTGATTTTGCTCATCCCATATATAAGATCCCCCATCAGTTGGATAAGGCACTGGAGCTTGCCAATTACCTTGTTCATTTAATATCCATGATGGATAGGGCTGTATCAATTCACTCATTATACACTGCCATAAGCAGTAACATTGCCTACAACAGTTAAGTTACCACTAGAATCTATTTTCATTTTATTAGTACCACTATATTTAAATATTAAATTATTACTTCCGTCTTGAACAACAGTCCACCCCGCACCAATACCCAGCGTAGTAGTAGCGGTCAATGTAGTAGCAGATATAGTGCCACCAGATGTAGACAACGTTGTAAGACCAGTAATAGATCCTCCTGTAATATTTACAGAACTTGCATTCTGTGTTGACATCGTGCCTAGTGATCCTGTTGCAGTAGTTACTGCTGAATCAACATAAGCTGTTGTCGCTATTTTAGTTGAATTGTCTGAGGCTGACTGAGTTGTTGCCGTTGCAGTGCCAGATAAAGTTGCTGTGCCTGATGCTGTAAAGTTTGTGGTTGTTACATTAGTAAGGCCTGTGATTGCGCCACCAGAAATACCTACACTTGATGATGACTGCGTAGCCATCGTGCCTAAACCTAAATTAGTTCTAGCAGTAGCTGCATCAGAAGCGCCCGTACCACCATCAGCTACAGCTAAATCTGTATTTAAAGTGATAGAACTTAAATGAGTGACTGCATCAACAACATTAGTACCATCATTAAACACAAACATGGATTTACCTGCTGGAACAGCAATTCCTGTACCTGTTGAGTTTTTAACTGTACACGCGTCTGCAAGGCCATTATTAATTAGATAAAGTTTTTCAATGGTTGGAACAGTAAGAACTCTAGCACCGCCTGATGTGCCAGTTAAGTTAAGGCGTAAGTTTCGTGCTGTTTGAGAAGCATTGGTATTTGTTAAGGAAATAGTGACATCGCCACTTGAAAATGCAACGTTAGCAGAGCCTGTGATAGCTTCTTCAATTGCCGTACCTAAGTTAGTGTTTGTAGTCGTACCCCAGGTACCGGACTGTTCACCCGTTGCAATAAGTTCGATTTTTAAGTTTGAATAGGTACTAGGCATAATTTAATCCTTTAATTATCATTATTTTAACTTGTTTCGCCTGCCATTGGAATACTTGTTACGTGTATAGCTACGTGCCTTTTCTCATTCCAAGGCTCACCACAATCAGAGCAAATGCCAGAATTATATTCTTCTGCATCAACTTCCATACCACAATGTGCACACTCTAAATGTGTTTCATATTTATTAACGACGGTTCCGTCTTCTAAAGTTTTTGCTTCTACTAACATATTATCTCCTTATGCGGCTATATCTAGCCAGTTTGGTGTTTGTGATGTATTTACATCTGACCAACTATTTGTCTGTGAGTCATTAATATCAACCCAATTTGGAGTTTGACTATCGTCAATATCACTCCATACTAGCACCGAACTAATTTGTCCAGTAGCACTTACTCCTATAACAGTTACATTAGCACTAGCAGTTACAGTTACAGACCCTAGAGCCATTGTACCTAAAACACCAGTAACAGTTACATTAGCATCACCGCTTACAGTAGCTGTTCCAAGTGCCATCGTGCCAACAACACCTGTAACAGTTACATTAGCATCACCGCTTACAGTGGCAGTGCCTAACGCAGTGGTTCCTACAACTCCAGTAACGGTTACATTAGCGTCTGCTGTAACAGTAGCGGTGCCTAACGCAGTGGTTCCAACAAGCCCTGTAACATTTACATTCGCATCTGCGCTAGTTGTAACACTTGCAAGAGCGGTTGTGCCTTCAACGCCAGTAACATAATAGGCAGATTCGGTTGTTACTGTTCCTACATCGCCTGTAGCCTCAACACCTGTAACAGTTGCCGTTGCTCCTGCAGTTGCAGTTGCGGTGCCTAATGCTGTTGTTCCAACAACTCCAGTTAAAGTTACATTGGCATCACCAGTAACAGTTAAGGAGCCAACATCACCAGTAGCCTCTTCTCCCGTTACGTTTGTGTTAGCATCAGCTGTTGTGGTTGCTGTGCCTAATCCTGTTGTGCCACTAACACCGGTTAAAGTTACGTTAGCATCCGCACTTGTTGTTGCGGTGCCTAAAGCCGTTGTTCCTGTAACTCCGGTTAAGGTTACATTTGCATCCGCAGTTGTAGTTGCTGTTCCAAGCCCAGTAGTTCCAACTACTCCAGTTAAAGTTACATTTGCATCTGCTGTAACAGTAGCTGTACCTAACGCCGTAGTGCCTTGAACGCCAGTAACGGTTACACTAACACTTACTGATGCCACACCTCCTAGCGAGGAAAACGGGGCGCTGGATAGAGGGCTATCTGAAAACATTTAGAGCACCAGCCATCTTGATCCTGACGGGACGGTAAACGCCACGCCACTTGATACTGTGACAGGCCCTGTGCTCGTTGCATTGTACCCAGTAGGTACAGTGTAATTTGTTCCTATTGTCTGATTGTTAACTAATAAACCATTGGAGGCTTCTAATTCTTGGCCTCTTATAAAACCACTGACTGTTACATCACCATTACTATCTCGATAGACTGATTTATCTGAAGGATAAACAACAAATACCTCTTTAGAACCCGCAGAGAAATTAACTGCACTTCCTGAATTAGAAGATGCAAGAATAGTGTCTCGAGATAAAGTTGTACCAGAAGCGGTATATGTGCCAACACCTACTTCCCATTCATCGCTTGCTGCTAATGTTATGGTGTAGTATGTAGTATTTCCGTCACCTATGACTGAAAAAGCTTGAAAATCAGTTACAGCTCCTGCGAGCGTAACAGTGCCAGTACCAGTCGTGGCGGTAGTTTCTTTTACTCTGTCTTTTAAAACAAGAGCCATCTTAGCCTCCTATTAGGCTATACGGATGATAGCTGTTGTATTAGTAGATGCTGGGAAAATAACTGTAAAGTCCCCTGCAGTGGATGTTTTATCTCCACCAAAGTCTAAAACTGCTACGGCTTTGTTTGATTGGTCGCTGTTGTAAATTAAAGCTCCACGCGCAGTAATAGTAACAGAAGACCAAGTTTCATTATCAAAGTCTAAAAACGCTGTTGTACCTGAACCACCATCAGTAGGTGCAGTTGCAACTGATAAAGCTTGCCCACCTGCTGCATAGCTTCCGCCAGACACTTCATTCGTTGCGGTGTAGGCTGCAGTAGTTGAATCAAGTGTAGCCGAAGAAGTATAAAGTGCCATGTAAAAAGTATCTGCCGCAGTACTACCGCGTGTAACGGATGTACCAAAAGCATGAACACCATTTAGCAAGTCTACTTTAAAGCTTGTGCACATTGCTTGAGTAATTGCCATTTTAAATCTCCAATAGTTTAATTAGTTCCGAATGTCCTGCTTCACGCAATCTATTCGCCAAAGTTGTGCGGTCAGACTTTACCGCTTGTTTTAAGTACTTCACTAGAACGACTCTAATGTGTTCCTTAAAAGCTTGTGCTTGATCCCTAATTAAAGGGTTTGCATCTTTACTTACATACATAATTTTATCAACTGCAAAATTTGCAAGTTCTTCGGGTGTATGTCCTTGCCCTTGAGTTGTATGTACGTCAAATTGTAGTCCTGATAAATCCATATTTTTCCTTTCTTATTGAACAGGGTATCGAGCCTGTCCAGTTCTATATGCATCTGTTCTATCTTTGCCATCACCTAGTTGTTTAAGCATTGATAAAGCTTCTGTATAACGTTGATTATAATTAGCTAAAATATCAGCTTCTTCTTTCATGTAAGTAGCCGCTTCCAAAAGAGTTCCATATAGTAAAGCACTACTAAAATTGTTCCCAAGCCAAGAAGTCCCAGCAGTAACAATAGAAGGGGGATAATAAAAAAAGTGCAGCTCAACAGTATAATTATCGTCTGGCGTAGGCCCGAGAATAAATGTGTTATCATCGAAAATACCATAGTATTTAGGTTTCCCATAAAAAGCAGCGTCCGTATCAGGAAAAGATTCCCTTATAAAATTAACATCTTTATTTAAAAGATAAGTGTATTCATTGTTGCTATCAATCACAGCTAAACTATAAGTTGCAAGCCAATCAGAAGGCGTAGTTAAATATTTATTACCTGTTGTCGTTGTGCCTACTTGATTACGTCGTAAGTCTGGAATCTGCACTGTATTATAAATGCGTTCTTCCGCTTGTTTAATAAACGTATCAATATCAGTTGTACTAAACTGGTTTTCAGTATAGCTTTGTACTTCAGCTACGAGTTGTGCATATGTTAAAGCTGCCATTGTTTATCCTTATGCCATAGGGCCACGAGCCATTGTACCTTTTGTAGCAGCGCCTGTACCTCTGATTTTAACACCAGATGTTTTGACATCCTTTTCAGGATAGCCATTTGAATTAACTGCTGGTCCTGGTTGAGGCTGCTTGTAGCTCGGTTTACAACATTTTCTATCTTTGTTCATCATTATACTCCTAAGTAGTTGTTACTGTAACAGTTCCTAATTGTCCTGCTGCTTCTAAATCATCTTCTAATCCTGATAACTGCAGTGGATTATTGAGTCCTACTGGATCCCAACCCCACTGTATGCCACGACTGCTTTCTCCACCTGAAACACCAAAACTATTATCAGGTCTTGGATCTTGCACTGCCTGCGGATCATCAACAGGATACATACCCTGCATATTTTGTGGGTGGTCTGGTTCCCAACAATTCTTACAAACTTTTATGTGAGTATCTGTAGTTCTAACATATAAAGACTTTAACTCTTTTAATTTATATTGAAACCCACATCTATCACAATCTGCGATTGCATGTTTACCAGAGGTATATCGTCTACCCATGTTTGCCCCTATATATGCTGATACCTAGGTGCGAGTCTTAAATCAGCTTTTTCTCTATCTTCAGTAGATGCTAACATCCATTGTTCTTCATACTCTTGTTTTAACATTTGCATTCTATCTACTGCACCTGGTATTTTTAAACTTAAATAATACGCTAATCCTGCAACTAAACAAGGGTAAAACCTAAATGGTATTTCTTGCGTATTAACACCATTACCTGCATCATCTAATCTTTTTAGTTTCCAATACACAAACGTGTAATTGTTTGTATCAGGTACAGGCCATACATTAATAGTAGGTTGAGTTACTTGTCTGTTTACCCACACCTGTATTGGTTTGCCTGTGCTATTTTTATTTGGAATTAATCCCCATGTAGGAGCTGAGATTCGATTAATATTAATATCGTTTTGAGTAGTACCTGAACCTGTCCTAATAACTTGTTCAATAATATCAATGGTGTCAGTAGGTAGATTATAAGTTGCAGTACCCGAGACTAAACTAACTGTGCCTTCTTCGATTGTCCAAAGATTAACGCCTCTGTTTGCCCACTCTGCTGTAAGCAAATTTAAACTGCGTCTTGCAGTTCTTAAGTCATATCCAGTTCTAAGTTCAGCACCACATCTTTCAAATGCTTCTTCTACAATCTCGTTGAGATCTGGATTAAATGTTGTTGTTCCTGAAGTTGCCATATTATTATCCTAATTTTATACAACCAGCATGATTCATGCAGGGCCAGTCTGTATACATTCTTCCACCACATGAATCACCTGTTATGTATATAGGTTTGTTTTTTAAAAAAACGTTTGCTCTTGTTTCTACAGCATACCAAAGCATTGCTGTAATAAAAACAATAATTAAATAAGTTATAAAATCTTTCTTGTTCATTGAAACTATTTAATTAGTGCCACCAGC